TTCAGTTTCCAGCATTTACAACATCTGCTGCAATATTAAGATTAACGTAAGAGAGGTTTAGATGGCACTTGTCATTAACGATAGAGTTAAAGAGACAAGCACTACCTCGGGAACGGGAACGTTGAACCTTGCTGGTGCTTCACAGGACTTCATTACATTTGTAGCTGGAGTGGGTACAACTAATACTACGTATTATTGTATATCCGAAACAGGTGCAGATAAGTTTGAAGTTGGTATTGGTACAGTAACCGATGCCTCTCCCGATACTCTATCTAGAGACACAGTGATAAGTAATTCATCAGGAAACACTTCTAAAATTAATTTTGGTTCAGAAGAGAAAGAAGTCTTTTGTACTGTCCCTGCTAAGAAAGCAATGTCCCCTGTTATGGAAGCAACAGGTTATGTTGTAACTCATGCCTCTACATTAGATGAAGTTCAAACTATGGATTCAGGTGTATTAGCAGGCCCCGTTACAGTTACAGGAACAATTACAACAACAGGAACATTGGTAATTATTTAATGAGTAAGATTGAAGTAAATGAAATAGACGCACAATCAGGCAGTACAATTACTGTAGGATCAGCATGTAAATCAGTTGCAGTTCCAGGTAATGTTGTAAAAACAAATGCCATACAAGCATCTGACGCTGGTAATATTATTAGTCAATCAGGTACAACTATTACAGTTGGTGCAAGTGGAGATACTGTTTCTTTAGCTAGTGGAGCTTCTCAATCAGGGTTCGGTAGATCAGGAACTGTTGATTGGGAGACAACTCCAAAGACTTCTACTTTTACTGCAGTTTCGGGAGACGGATATTTTTGTAATACAACAGGCGGAGCATTTACTTGTAATTTACCCGCTGGATCAGCAGGTGCAATAGTATCACTTGCAGATTATGCAGCAACTTGGCAAACAAATAATTTAACAGTTTCACCAAATGGAAGTGAAAAAATTGGTTCAGTAAACGCATCTGTGCTTTTAAATACAGAAGGTCAATCAGTTACATTTGTATATGTTGATTCAACACAAGGTTGGATTAATGTTCAAGATTCAACTTCTAATGTTAGAGGTAATTCATTTGTAGTCGCAACAGGTGGTACAATAACAACTTCTGGAGATTGTAAAATTCATACGTTTACAGGACCAGGAACTTTTACAGTAACTAATGTTGCATCTTGTGCAGCACAAAATATAATGTCTCATTTAGTTATAGCTGGAGGAGGAAGTGGTGGTTCAAGAGATAGAGCAGGTGGTGGCGGAGCAGGTGGATATAGAGAAGTTAAAAATCCTGTAACACCTTTTACTGCTAGTCCTTTAGATGGCTACCCAAGCGCACCAAACAGAGTTACAGTTACAGCTCAAGCTTATCCAATTACAGTTGGATCAGGGGCTAGTGTAAACCCTGCAGAAAGTAGAGGTAACCAAGGTTCAACTTCAACTTTTGCTACAATATCATCAGCCGGTGGTGGAGCTGGAGGAAATACTACAACTGATTTACCTTTAGCTGGTGGGTCTGGAGGAGGCATGGGAGTAGGAGGAGTTGGAAACCCAGGAACTCCTGGTGGATCAGGTAATACACCTCCTGTAAGTCCACCTCAAGGAAATAATGGTGGAGCCGCTCAACACATATCAAATGGTGGATCTGGTGGTGGAGGCGGTGCTGCAACTGTTGGAGCAAATGGAGTTGGAACTGTTCCTGGAACAGGTGGAGTAGGTGGTGATGGAGCAACCTCAAGTATTAACGGAACACCTACAGCAAGAGCTGGTGGTGGTGGAGGTGGTGGAGATTCAGGAAACAGAGCTGGAGGATCCGGTGGCGGTGGAACTGCTAAATCTGATGGGTCAGCTAATACTGGTGGCGGTGGAGGTGGAACATCAAATCCAGGTGGTAATGGTGGTGCTGGAGGTTCTGGTATAGTAGTAATAAGGTATAAATTTCAATAATTATGACAAGTAAAATTAAAGTAGATAATATTTCAGACCAAAACGATAATAATATTATCAATGAAAGTGGTGATGTAATTACAGTTGGTGCAGCTGGTGACACAGTTGCGGTTGCAGGAAACATAGTAAAATCAAATGCGTATCAAGCATCTGATGGTGGAAACATTGCAAGTCAATCAGGAACTACAATTACGTTAGGAGCATCAGGTGACACAATTTCTTTAGCTAGTGGTGCATCACAATCAGGATTTGGTCGTACGGGAACTGTTGATTGGCAAACAGGTAGTATTAAAACAGCTACATTTACTGCTGCTAATGGTGAAGGTTATTTTGCAAACACTTCAGGTGGAGCTTTTACGATGAACTTACCTGCAGGAACTGCTGGTAATATTGTATCTGTTGTTGACTACACAAATACTTTTCAAACAAATAATTTAACAATAGCACCTAATGGCTCACAAAAAATTGGTGGAACAAATTCTTCTTTTACAGCATCTACAGAGGGTCAGTCTTTAACTTTTGTTTATGTTGATGATACGGAAGGTTGGAAAAATGTCCAAGATTCAACAAGCAATGCTGTAGGTGTAAGTTTTATTACTGCAACAGGTGGAAACTGTATTTCAACAGTTTGTACAAATTTCAAAGTACACAAATTTACAGGGCCAGGAACATTTACAGTTTGTTCTGTAGGAACTTGTGGTAATAACAAAGTAGATTATATGATAATTGCTGGTGGTGGTGGAGCTGGTTATCATTACGGTGCTGGTGGAGGCGCTGGTGGATTTAGAGAATCCAAAACAGCAGCAGTATCGGGTTGTTGGACAGCAAGTCCTTTAGTTAGTTCTTGCACTGTAACAGTTACAGCACAAGGGTACCCAATAGTAATTGGAGCAGGTGGTACATCAGGAATAAATTCTGCCCCTTCTTATGTAGGAAGTAAAGGAAGTGATTCTTCAGCTTTAGGAAAAACTTCAACAGGTGGTGGTTATGGTGGAGGAGCAAGTGGAGGAGTTGTAGATGGTGGCCCAGGAGGTTCAGGTGGTGGAGCAGGTGGACAAAATCCAGGAGGCACTGGAGGATCAGGAAATTCACCTCCAGTATCTCCTCCTCAAGGAAAGGATGGTGGTAGTTCATCGGGACCTAATAATGGTAGAGGTGGTGGAGGAGCAAGTACTGCTGCTCCCCCTGGAAACCGAGCAGGTGGAGATGGTGTAACAACAAATATTTCAGGAAGTCCAGTAGCATTAGCTGGAGGAGGTTCTGCAGGTCCAGGGCCAACACCCGCACCTACAGGAGGAACAGCTTATCACGGTGCTGCGGGAGCTAACACAGGCGCAGGCGGAGGAGGTGATAGCCAAAATCCAGGCGGTTCTGGTATAGTAATAATAAGGTACAAGTTTCAATAGGTAAATTATGAGTGAAGTAAAAGTAAATAAAATTAGTCCAAGAACAAATTGTGGTACAACTACATTAGGGGATAGTGGAGATTCTTTTGTTATTCCTAGTGGTGTAACAATTACTAATAATGGAACGCAAACAGGGTTTGGTAGAACAGGAACTGTCGATTGGCAGACATCATCAATTAAGACAGCGACTTTTACAGCTGCAAATGGTGAAGGATATTTTTGTAATACTACAAGTGGTTCGTTTGAAGTAGATTTACCAGCAGGTTCTGCTGGAGCAATTGTTTCTATTCAAGATTATAATAATACATTTGATTCTAATGGTTTAACAATTGATCCGAATGGATCAGAAAAAATTAACGGTGGAGCTGCTGGTGAGGGTCTCTTTTTAGAAACTGAAGGTTTAGGTATTACTTTTGTTTACATAGATTCTACAGTTGGTTGGAGATCAGTACAAAGTAATGAATTTAAAACACCTGGTTTAGATCCTACATATATTGTAGCAACAGGTGGAACAATAACAGAAGATGGAAATTTTAAAGTTCACACATTTACAGGACCTGGTACTTTTACAGTTTGTTCAGTAGGTAGTCCAAACGGTTCAACTGAAGTTTCGTATATGGTGGTAGCAGGTGGTGGAGCTGGTGGTAGAGGTGCAACTGGTTCTAGTAATGCTGGAGGTGGTGGCGGAGCTGGTGGATTTAGAGAAGGTAAAACTCCTCAATGTACATATACAGCAAGCCCATTAGTTTGTACTTCAGGTTCTAATAATGGAATACCAGTTACAGCACAAGGTTATCCAATTGTAATAGGAGCAGGTGGTACGGCTGCACCATATCCAGCTAACTTTCCAACTCTTTCTCCTGCTGCAGATGGTAATGGTAGCCCTTCTAGTGCTTTTTCAATTACATCAACTGCAGGGGGTGGTGGAGCAAATAGAACACAACCTCAAGAACATTCAGGAGCACCTGGTGGATCTGGGGGAGGAGCTATTAGTAACGGATCAAGTGGAGCAGGAAATACTCCATCAGTAAGTCCTCCTCAAGGAAATAATGGTGGTCCTGGACCTTTAGCAGCTAGTTCAGCAGGTGGTGGTGGAGCAACTGCTGCAGCCGTAGGTAATCCTGGACCTACTCACGCCTCTGATCCCCCTGGTACACCAGGTGGCGCAGGAGCAACAACAAGTATAAATGGAAGTTCAACAGCTTTTGCTGGTGGAGGTGGTGGTGGATCAGGTGGTTCTACTCCAACACCAGCAGGAGCTGGAGCAGGTGGAGCAGGTGGCGGTGGAGCAGGATCTGCTAATAACTCTGGAAATAATACTGCAGGAGGCACTAACACTGGCGGTGGTGGTGGAGGTGGTGGTGGAGAAAACCCTGGATCTGCTGGTAAAAATGGTGGATCAGGTATAGTAATAATAAGGTATAAATTCCAGTAGTTGAATGATAAAAATTTATAATATATAATAGGAGTTAATTATGGCACATTTCGCAAAACTAGGAGCAAACGGAAAAGTTATTCAAGTATTAACACTTGATAACAAAGATATGTTAAATGCTGATGGTGTAGAGGACGAATCAGTAGGTCAACAATATTTAGAGACGCACAATAATTGGCCAGCTCAAATGTGGATTCAAACTTCATACAATACCCGACAGAACACACATTTATCTGGCGATAATTCAAAAGCATTTAGAGGAAACTATGCAGGTATTGGTTATGAGTGGGATGAAGATAATCAAATCTTTTGGTCTAAAAAACCTTATTCATCATGGGTTAAAAATACTACAACTGCACAATGGCAGTCACCAATTGGTGATGCTCCAGCATTAACTGCAGAACAGACTTCACAAAATGAAGCTGGTACTCATTCTTGGAATTATGTTTGGAATGAAGAAAATACAACTTGGGATTTGACAGACTCTAAAGCATAATTTATATAGGGTGGTGGTGTGCAAAAGAAAATATTAACAGAACAAGCTCTATATTTTGGTGATGTAGCAATGCCTAAAAATTGGGACATTGACCGAGAAAAATTATCAGGCGACATCCTACAATCAGTAATTAAAGACGAAGAATTTCCATTTTCACGAACATTCGATATGTTGAATACTTATATAAGAGAACATATAAATTTAAAATATCAATTTAGTTTAATTGACAAAAAAACGTGGGGAAGCATCTATAAACCTGCGGAGACTACAATTCCATTACTTAATATTGATCCAGTAGATTTACGTAACTCACCAGACTTTACATTTCTTTATGGTGTTAAAGTAAAAAATTGTATGGTCCGAATACACTATGAAGACAATAGACGTAAAGGAAGAAGTTGGGACATAGAACTTAAAAACAATATGTTTATTATGTTTCCATCTACTAATATGTACTACATAACTAATAATCAAAAGGATAGTTTAAATTTCGTACAGACTATAACGTATGAATATATCTAATTATTATTGGTATTTTAGATCTGCACTAACACCTAGATTCTGCGATGATGTCATAGCTTATGCTAAAGAACAAAAAGAAGTTATGGCTAGAACAGGTGGTTATGGGGATAGAGAATTAAATAAAGAAGAAGTTAAAAATTTACAAAGAAAAAGAAAATCAGATTTAGTATGGCTTGATGATACTTGGATATATAAAGAATTACATCCATACGTTCACGAAGCAAATAGAAATGCTGGTTGGAATTTTGATTGGGAAAGATCTGAGTCTTGCCAGTTTACAAAATATAAGTTAAATCAATATTATGATTGGCACTGTGATAGTTGGGATAAACCTTATGATAGGAAAGACCCTAACAATCCAGAGCACGGAAGAATTCGAAAACTATCTATGACTTGTCAGTTAACAGACGGTTCAGAATATAAAGGTGGTGAATTAGAATTTGATTTTAGAAACTATGATCCACATATGCGAGACGAATCTAAACATAGAATACAATGTAAAGAGATATTACCAAAAGGTTCTATTATTGTATTTCCTTCATTTGTGTGGCATAGAGTTAAACCAGTAACCGCTGGCACAAGATATAGTCTTGTTGTTTGGCATTTAGGAAAACCATTTAAATGAAAATAATAATAGTAGGAGGAGGAAGCGCTGGTTGGATGACAGCAGCTACTTTAGAATCACAGTTTCCAAATTATAAAATATCTTTAATTGAATCTAAAAACATATCTACAGTTGGTGTAGGTGAAAGCACTCTTGGTCAAATAACTGATTGGATGAGATTGCTTAAAATAGAAGATAAAGATTTTATAAAACACGTAGAGGGTAGTTATAAGTTAAGCATAAAATTTACAGACTTTTATAAAAAAGGAGAGGCTTTTCATTATCCATTTGGAAGACCTTCTTTAGCACAAAACAGATCTGACGCAAATGACTGGTGGTTTAAAAAAATGTTACATCCAAAAACCCCATATTCTGATTATGCTGATTGTATATACCCATTGCAAATGGCGTATGTTAATCAAAATAAATTTGACATAAACGAAGTAGAAAGAGCTTATCATTTTGATGCTACTAAATTTGGTTTATGGTTAAAAAACAATTATTGTAAAAAAATAAAACACATACTTGATGATGTTGTTTCTGTAGAACAAGATAAAAATGGAATTAAATCTTTAAATAATAAATATAAAGCTGATTTATACATAGATTGCACTGGGTTTAGATCTTTATTGCTAGATAAAACTTTAAAAGAACCCTTTGAATCATATTCCGATATGTTACCAAATGATTCCGCTTGGGCTACAAAAATACAATACAAAGATAAAGAAAAAGAATTAGTTTCTTATACTAATTGCACAGCCATTGAAAATGGTTGGGTTTGGAATATACCTTTGTGGTCAAGAATAGGTACAGGATATGTATACTCAAGTAAATTTGTAGATGATGATACTGCACTAAAAGAGTTTAAAAAACATTTAGGTCAAGAAGATTTAGAATTTAAAAAAATAAAAATGAGGGTTGGAATACATAACAGACTATGGGTAAAAAATGTAGTTGCAATTGGATTATCTGCTGGATTTATAGAACCGTTAGAAAGTAATGGTTTATATACTGTTCACGAGTTTCTAGTTAAATTAATTTTAAATTTACAAAGAGATAAAATATCACAATGGGATAGAGATAATTTTAATTTCCAGTGTAAACATATGTTTAAAGAATTTTCTGAATTTGTAGGATTGCACTACGCCTTGTCTCATAGAGATGATACCGAGTATTGGAAACATTGTTTGAATAAAACTTGGGACAATACTTTAATAAATTTAGAACACAGGGCTTTTTCTGGTTTTAAAGAAGCTGTACTTAATAAAACCTATAATTTTAAATACCCTAATTTTACAGGGTTACAAAGCATAGCTGCGGGTATGCATTGGGCACCTACAAATAAAACAACCTTAATAAAATATGGAGGGTTTGATCAAGAAAAACTTGAAAAAGAGTTTGAAGAATGTATTAATAAATTAAATGAGAGAAAAGATTTATGTAAACAACTTGTTAAATCAAAACCAAGTTTGTTTTCAGTATTAAAAAATGTACATAAATAATTATTTTAACACAACAATTTGGTCAGAACAAAAACCAGAGTTTGTTAAGTCTTTGAATAAGGCAAGTAACAAATATATTAAAGAAGCAAGAAACAGAAACAAAGATCATATTAAAAAACACGGTGATTTTGGATTATCACATCACTCAACACCACTAACTGTTGATAATGATTTTTTAGATTTTAGAAATTACATTGGTCAAAAGTCTTGGGAATATTTAGATCATCAAGGCTATGATATGTCACAATATCAAACTATGTTTAGTGAGCTATGGGTACAAGAGTTTGCTAAAAAAGGTGGTGGTCATCATTCAGCACACGTACATTGGAATCAACACGTATCAGGTTTTTATTTTTTAAAGTGCAGTGATAAAACATCTTACCCTG